TAGTAACCTTCATAATGGATTTGTACTCGGAAGTTTTTCATATCACACCTTAAAAATAAAAAGGGGCGACTTTGAGGCCGCCCCTTTAAGTTAATTTAAATTACGCACCTTCAACGCCGAAGATTCCTCTAGGGTCGGATACTCCAAATGAGTATCTTTCTCTAGCTTTGAATCTTACGTTTCCAGTATCGAAATCGCCTTCCATCGCAGTTTTTAATGCTGCCCTAACAAAATGTTTCATTCCATTAGGTACGTCTGTGATGATGTACCATGCATCAGTATCAGTTAGGTAATTATTCACTCTATATCCTTGAGGAATCATTCCTAATGAGTTGATAGCATTGATATCATTATCAGCAGTTCCAACTCTACCTTGAGATTTCATCAATCTTTCAGCATTGAATTGGTTTTCAGGGGGAACAATCATTTTCACCCCTTTAGCTGCAACTTTAAGACCTCTTTCGTCAGTCATCCCTGATATGTCGATTAGGGCTTGTTCTAATGAAGTTTCATTTAGATCTGCTTGTGTAGATAGCGTATTTTGAAAGCTACCATTCAAAGTAGTGTGCGATGTATTAAACAAAGAAACACCATCACCTGAATCAAAAGCATCCGTAGTCGGAAGACCGTTGATTAAAGGTTCTACTGCTTTCACTTGTTTAGCATTCGCCATAGATCTAGCCAAAGCTTTTGTATAACGAGAAGAGATTCTATCGTAGAGATTATCTTCGATAGCTTCTTCTGTAATTGCAAAAGCCAAAGCAATGGTTTCGTGAGTATAACGCGCTGTGAAAGTTTCTTGAGCATCATCAAATGATACACCTTGACCTTCGCCTTTTACTTGCGCATTACCGAATCCACTTAACATAACTTCTTCTTCAAAAGCTCTGTCTGAGTTTTCGCTTACGTATATTTCCGATGATTGGTTGTCGTATCGCTTGTATTCTAGTCCGAATAATGCATTCAAACCAGGCTCAAGCTCTTTTACTAATTGTGCTCGTGATATTGCCATAGTTTCTCCTTATGCGGCTGTCATTACAAATTGATTAACCCTTTGATTCATTACAACAACGATATCGCAGCCAGCGGCTGTAACATCTTCTTGATTTGGTACTTCTGCTGATCTTACTAATCTCCAGATGTGACCATCATTTGTTCCTGCAATATTCAGAGTAGCTTGGGACTGACCTTGGTAGCCTGCACCGCCATTATTTTGATTATTTGTATTAATCGTTAATGTAGCGGTTGCTAGTGCAACACTTGCACCGACTGCCGCGTCACATCTTACCATGTACTCTTGAAAAGGATTATCGTTTACGAAGATCCAACCATCGCTGTTACCTGTGTTTGGGTTAGTTGCGAATGTTTGACTCGCAGCTACTGAATTACCCCATGTAGGTTTGCTTGTAGTTCCATCGATGTAAAAAACACCGTTAGAAACTCCTGCGCAAAGATACGGAGTAAGTGCATCTCCATCCCAAGAAGCTCCACCAGTTTTGCCATCATCCATAGTAGCTGGCGCTAAACTTTGGAAATATCCATCGTCGCCATCTGTATGTTGTGGTCCAACTGGTTCGTTCTTAAGGATTCGGATGCCCAAACCTGACACGAGAGGGTATTTAGATTGCCCTTGAGTCGCTGGGGTATTACCCAACGTTTCAATTGCTCTAAGCCCATATCCCGTTGTGCTTGTATTAGCCATAGTTTGTAGTTCTCCTAAATGTTCACAGTTTTACCTGTGAACGGTTAATAAAAATTTCGTGATAAAAAAATTGTTAAAAAATTAACTCTTTTTCGTACCACCAAAAGTTACGCGAGACTGTCGATCAACATTGATCGGCATGCTCTTGTGCTGCTCTTTCATAAGATCGTGTTCTACTGCTTCACTACGATCAGAATGGCGACGTGCCATATATTCCTGACGTTGGTGAGCGATCTCATCAGTTACCTTTGCAAGCAAAAGGCCACCTACTCCTACTATCCCCTTGTATTTTCCGTCTTCGATTACTGGATAATCGGAAGCGTTTTCTATTTCATCAGATCGAACTAACTCGTAGCCTGATCTGATACGACCTTGAATATTTTTTATATCTTCAAAGCCAACACTTTCCGCTCTTATCCATCGATACCTGAATCCATCAGGCGCACGGGGCGTATCGAGAGATGATGGGGGAACCCATACTTTAGGTCTTTCGGTTTTTGACCTAGTTGAGTCCGCACGGGAAGTGGGTTTTATGTCTTTTTTCATATGTTCTTTTTTCATATGCTTAAACCTCCTTCGTCATGTTTAGTTTTTGTTTCGCATAGTCTTCAAGTGGCACACCTAATTTTCTAGCGATTGCTACTTCAGAAGATGTGAGTCTCTGTATGTTGCGTCCTTTTTTTACACTGCGTGTGGCTGAGCCAACGATTTGTGTCGGTTTAGACGATTCCGTTTGTACTTCCTTATTACCAAATTGGTGGGGAAATGCAACCTTTATTCTTTTATCAATTTCTTGATAATAATCATTAGAATAAGGGTCGTAACCTTCTTCTTCTACCATTTTTTTGTGATAAGACAAAGCTGTATAGGTCATTGGCTCATCTTTACCAAACCATGTATTTTTTTCCGCCCACTGTCGTGCTTGCGGATCCATAGGTACAGGTTGTTCAATAGGTCCTCCCACATTGGCAGGCATTCTAGTTTTAGAAGCCTCTTCTTTAACTATTTTTGCTCTTTCCCGACGCTCTTTAGCATCTGCTAATTTAGCTTCATCAATAGCTAATTGAGCAATATCTCGTTGTGCTAAGACTTGAGCATCAACGTCAGCTGCTTCAATTGCTTTTGATAATTTAGCTTTAGCTCCTTCAAAACCTTTTTTAATTCTTGTTTCCAGTTCTGAAACATAGGTGCTATCCAATTTGGATAAACGTTCTTTAAGATCTTTTTGTTCTACAAGAACTGATTTGGCATAATCTAAAGCAGCGTTTTTTTGACGTTCTTCTTCACGCCAATTCTTGGTTAACTTTGCTATTCTTCTTTTTACGCCTTCACCGTATTGTTCTATTTCTTCTTTTTGTTTGCTAATTTGAACATCAGACTTGATATCAGATTCCTTAGATGTGTCATCGGACTTAATATCGTCTTCACTAGGTTTTTCATCCTTTTTATCCTCCGTTTCAGGTTGTTCTTCTACTTGTGTTATTTTTTCTTCGGGTAGTTCAACATCGGCACCAGGTCCACTGGTATCGATATCAACCATAGGTGCTTCTTTCTTAACGTCTTTTTGTTCTTCTACTTTTACTTTTTCTTCTTCAGGCATAGTTTCCTCCTATGTTAAAATGCATGCAGTATATCCTCTGGATCCTGCACGGTTGCCAAAATTTCATCTTCATTAAGAAGACGAATCTCACCACCTTCAATATGTATACGCGATCCTGCATACCTTGCAAAAACAACCCAATCGTTGATCTTGCACCAAGGGCCATCAGGATATCGTTCTTTATCTCTATAACATTGGGAGCCCATTGCCAACACTAAACCACATTGCGACGCTACTTGTTGACGTTCAAGGGCTGCTTCATGTATAACAACTCCTCCTTTTGTTTTATCACCCATTTTAAAGGGTAAAACAATAATTCTCCAACCTGTAGGTTTAGGTAATTTTTTAGCTTGTTCCTTATACTTTTCCTCTAACGCAAATTTAGGTTTTACGTTTTTCGTAGGGACTGAGGTCGACAACGTTTCCTTTGGGTTCATCTTGCTCCTTTTGTTCAAGCAGGCTAGAGATGGCCTGTTGCACTGATTCCAGTGCATTGATTTGTCCTACAATATATTTGTATTTATCGATGCTGTCAAGACCTCCCGATGTAATAACGAGAGTTAAAGCAGTTAAATGATCTTTAATTTCTTTTTTTAATTTATAAATAATGTTTATGGCTTCCATAGAAGCAGATTAAACTTTTTTAGCGTTAGTAAATGCTCTCCCAAAGCCACGAACTGCAGCTCCACCACCTTTATAGCCTCGATTCAATTCTCCAGTAACTCTTGCTTCTTCAGCACGTACATTTCTAGTTTGAGGTTCAGCTCTAATTCGACCTTCTTGTTCTAATAAATTCATTCTACCTGTATTATGTGGTCCACCACGCCATAATTTAGTTCGACCACCTTTTTTTGTTTTTTTAGCCATTTTAATTTCCTTTTATGGTTTTGGAGGATAATAATCTTTTCCTTTTAAAAGATCCGTTTCCTTCACTGTTGTTTTTTTCTCTTTTTTCTTAATATGTTTTTTAATATAACTAGGAGTCGCTTTTATTCCTTCCCATACTCTTTGAGCTTTTTCTTTAGCATGCACAATAGGAGACGCAAGAACCTTTCCCCATCCCACACCCTTGGTAAGGTTTTTTTGATCTTCTAAATGAGACATTAAATAAACCTTTTATTACTTTTGTCCATCGTTCCTACAGCAGCATAGGCTCTACGTCCTTTAGATCTTTCCGCACCTTTGCTCTCATCTCTTCGAGCCTTTAAGCTTTGAGATTTAGTAGACTCTGCACCTCTGCGTGCGCCTAATGATTCATCAAGTCTAGCATTGTAGCCTTGACGTTTTGCTGATCCCCCTTCTGCTTTTTTGTAAGGGAATCTAGATTTATAGGGTCTGCTTCCGAAATCATTTCTCATAATTTTCTCCTTAGTTATTTATATTTGTTTTAATAATCCATGTCTAGCTTATTTTTTACCTTTACCATTCCTGAACACCTGAGTACCCTTTATACCGAATATGCTGGCGCAAACTAGCACCCAAAGTGAAGTAAACCATGTGGGAAGCTGCTGGAAATGCTCAAAAAAGATTTTAACCTTAT